TGCGTCATTAATGTTCGCTGAGAGGGGGTCCCCTCCTCGGTTCGGATCGGCAATGCCGCCCGGAAGATAGTCTTCAATCTTAGCCATGTCAGTGACTCCTATGTGTGTCCCGCTCTCCAGTATTGGAGTGTACGGTACGTAATAACCCGCCCTAGGATCGGTGTAGGGTTATCCCGCTTTCGTGTTAGCCGCAGAGACGTTCTTCACAAATTCACGATGGCGTGAGTCGGCTTCCCTTGCCTGCCCTTCCGTCTGTGTGTGATATTGTCCTGCTGCTCGGTTACGCTTAGTCATCCGGTCCCCGCTAGTATGGAATGCGCCGGGAAACCCAGCATCGGCCATAGCCTCAACCATAAGCGGCGGTGCCTGAAGCATCACCTGTCTTGACTTAGACCCGCAGGTGGGGCATTTGCCCTCTGCGTGGTTAGCCATAGAGTTCATTTGCTCAAAGTACTTTTCGCACTCGTCGCATGCGTAATCATAGAAAGGCATCGTCTGGTCCACCGGCACTCAGTACCGTGCTGTCTTGATTCATCGCGGAGAGGGTACTCTCACGCAAGTTCATGATGAATGCAAGGCCCTTAGCGAAGCCCTTCAGTTCGTTTACCTCGTCCCAGCTCTGCGCGTCGAGCGCACGTGCCTGACTCTGGTATATGTCGTTTGCAAGCCCCTTCTTTACGATGTCCCACTCGGGTCCACCTGTGCAATGAAGGACAGCCTTGTTAAAGTCGTCCTGTGTCATTATGCTCCCCTATTTGTTGTTGGAATCTGTACTCTGTGCCTTGAGTCGGGCAGCCTGTGCCCTCTTCTCACGTGCAGCCTCTCGGGCCTTCTCCTTGTCCTTCTTGGTGTACGTGATGTTGTTCTTGGCGTTATACTCGTGGTTGGCTGCTTGGCCCTCTAGCTCTTTGATCTTGGTCTCTGTACTCATTTCGCTTTAGGTGCCTCCCTCTTAGCCTTAGCTTCGAGCTTGTTCTTCTCTCGAGCTACCTCGACCTGCTTCGCCGCTACCTTGACCTTGTTGTTGCCGATCACGGTGTTGGCTGCCTGAATGGATACCTTCTCATCCTCGAGTTCCGTCATCTTGCGGATGTTCTCGATCTCTGCCTTGATCTTCTCGATCTCAGCGAGGGTCTTCTGGTTCTCGTACATCTGCTCCTTGACAGCTTCCTCCATCTTCTTCATCTCAAGCTGCTGTGCCACTTCCTGCATCTGCTGCTGCTTGGGATCTGGCTTGTTGGCCTCTGCTATGCGTGCCAGAATCTCGTCCCTCTTGGGAGACGTGCTTAGCTCAATGATGCTCTGGAGGATGATGTTGTAGTTCTCGGAATCAGGTGGAATGTTGCTCAGGAGGCCGATAAGCTGTGCTTGCTCGAACTCACGTGCCACGATGCCCATGGTGCCCTTGACTGCCCACTGGTAGTCCTTCGGGTAGCGCCGCTTGGAGAACTGCATGTAGCGGTGTGCTGCCTTCTTGATGAACGGGTTGAGGAACTGACGCTCGATGTTCCACATGGTGCGCCGCATACGCTTGAGGGCTGCGCTCTGGATCATAGAGATACCAGATGCGGTCTCGTTGCGTCGGTCCACGTTGAGCGGTGCGTTGGACTCAATGCCGCCCGTACCCACCTGTACCATACGCTCCATCTCTGAAGACTGGTTGAAGGTGGAGGGATCAATGTTGCCCAACAGGATCGGCTCGAGGACCTCTGAGGGACGACCCCTCGTCAGCCACACCTTGCCCGGACGTACCTGCATATCAGGGTTACGGGGAAGACGTGTGATGTCTGCGCCGAGCATAGGCGACGTGAGGAGACCCAGAGCGTCCATGCGAGCGCGTAGCTCAGCATCGAGTGCACGCTGTGCGTTCCAGCCCATCTCTGCGACACCTCGGCCCCAGAAGTCACCCGGTGAGTAGCTGTGCTGATAGGCTACGATGGGGCGATCTTTCATGTCGAACGGGTTGACTACTACTCGGAGCAGCTCAAGCTCGTTTCCGATGGTGACGATGACTTCGACATGTCCATTACCTTGGACATCCTCTTGGGTGTACTTGGCGTGCCCTGTGAGCAGGCTTGCGGGCACGAGCCCGTAGTACTCTGTGACAAAGACGGAACCGTCGTACTCTTCGTGCTTTCTCTGCCCATCCGGCTTGCTCTCTCCGCCTGTGCCCGTCTCCGTAGACGACGTGTTACCCATAAGTGAAACATTCTTGTATACCCCTTTCTTCTGTCGTGACCAGATTACGTTGCGCGGCACATTGGTCTCGTGTGCGATAAAGTACGCCTGCTTGATGTCCCGTGCCTGTGAGTCGATAACGAACTCCCAAGGTGGGATAGGCTCAAGAGTGACTAGGGGGCGGTACTCGATGGCTACCTGTCCCTGCTCGTCGAACTTGCGTATCTCTCTGCGTGTTACGTTGATCTTGCCAATGCCTGTGCCGTACAGCGAACCGTTAAGCACGATCTTGGCGATTGCGTCAGGGACTCCAGCTTCCTCGAAGTCCTCCTCCAGCACTTTGTGTGCTTGCTGCATGTCGTCTGGACGCTCATCCATAACGTCATCTTTGATGTCGAACCACCGCTCACGAGAGAATATAGCATCCTCAATCGTAGCGGAGATACCGTCGATGGCGCTAGCTAGAGCCGGGGATACCAGCTTAGAGCGCTCACCTGCACGGGTGTAGTCACTACCAGTGTACTTGCCTTCGTAGGTCCGCTTGAACTTGTCCCACATAGCTTTGTAGCGTCTATCACGAACCTGCCTGTTCTCACGTACTAGGTACATGACGTGCTGTACTAGCCCACCAGCAGACCGTGCGTCGGTCATGTTGGCATTTTCAGGCTCGTTGATATTGATTGATGGCATTAGTATCCTACCTCTATGTCATGGGGTGCCCAGCCATCATTGAGATGCGAGGGCCAAACGATAGCGTTGTTCGAGAGCTGTTCTACGTACGCAACTGCGTCCAGTAGGTCGTCCTTGGCTAGCTGGTTCGGGAAGTCAACGGCTTGGCTGAGGAACTTATCTACCCACTTCTCTTCTTGTGGGAGGTGGTCGTCCGGCTCCAGAGTGATCTTACCTGTCTCTGCCCGTGCCTGTAGGGACCACTTGATTCTGTCTTCTTTGCGCTGGTTGCCGTGGGTGAGGGGTATAACCTCGAAGTACCCATAGCGGTGCATCAGGTCAACTAGATATCCGCTCCGGCCATCCTCGCCACAGACAGCGTTCTTCGACATTCCTCGCTCAATACCCACCGGAGGTGATCCGTAATCGCGCCACGCTTTAATGATTCGTAGTGCCGTCTCGCGTACGTCCCACTTGCCGTGGTAGATGCGTTCGATGTGCCAACCTGTGTCATGTACCTTTGCCACCGCGATGGCGTGATCGTCGAGTACCACCTTCTGTGTTTTCTTGTCTGACTTTGAGAAGCCAGCGAGGTCGCATGCGATGACGTACCCTCCAGACTTCTCGCACGTGAGCCGAGGGAACATATCGTAGCTGAATACCTTTCCGCCTGTTGCTTCAAAGTTAGCCTCCAGTTCCTGCTTCTGTGCGTCTTCAGAGAGACCGGCAGCCATAGCCTGCATCTCGTTACGTGTGATGTGGGGGTTGTCCCCAGAACGAAACTGGAAAGCCGCCCACTCCTCAGACGGCTTACCAGAAGACGGATCAAGTCCTGCATTAGCAGCCGTCCACATCTCGAAGAAATGATTCTTGCCATCGGGAGTTCCGATGAATAGAGCACCTCCTTCTGCACGTCCCAAGGCCGGACGAATGATATACTCCCAAACCGATGGCTTCATGAAAGCATATTCGTCCATCACGACGTAGTGCAAGCCTACACCGCGAAGGCTGTCCGGGTCGTCTGCCCCCTTAAACCTGATTAGTCGTCCGTTGGTGAGCTTGATCTCACCCTCGTTCTGGCGTACAGAGGCGATAAGCCCCTGACCCATCTGCATACATACCTCCCACAGATTCTCTCGAGCCTGTTTGAAGGTCGGACCGACGTAGTAGACTACCTCGTTGGTGAGGTCAATCTCTGTGCCGTCTGAGCGTATCTTGTGCGTCTCAGCGGCAGCGGTGTACAGCTTGTAGGCAGCGAAGAAGGACTTGCCGAAGCGTCGTCCTGCCGCACACACCTGAAAGCGTGTATCGTCAGCATCTAGTATGGATTGCTTCTCGTGTAGGAAGATTTCCATTATTTATACACCCATGGGAACTCTTGCTTCATCCACCCCGGCGCTTTCGCAGAGTCTTCCGCGTCTTCCACCCAAGCAAATCCCGCTGAATCATGGTCGGCTCGTCGAGCGCGTTCAAGATTGTAGTGGTAGTCGAATCCGTACTCTCCGAACTCGATGTCTTTGGGTGGGTCTTTGAAGAACTCTTGCACGTTGTCTGGGGTGACTCGAAGTGCAGATTCGTAGTCTCCGGTGTAATCATTGATAATGGCAGGGCACCACTGTCTTCCGACATCTCGACATGCAAGCAAGCGAGAGCCTCCGAACGTGAGGAAAAGCCCTTCAGGCAGAGACCACACCAGTATAGGGTTCCTGACCCCTTCTTGCTGTATAGACTCCGCAAGCGCGCTACGAAACCCCGGCTTAGAGGCTTTACTGATCTCTGGGAGCCAGTGCCAGCCATTGAGCGCCACGCTAGGACCCCCATAAGCAGGATTGCGGATAAGCCTACCACGGACAGAGCCCACGTCGATATGATCGTAGCGTATGTCATACCCGCTCATGGATTAGCCAGCACCGGGGCTTAGGGCCCTTGTTCGATGCTTTCTCCCTGTGTGCGTACTCGCACTCCCATAAGGTACAATCCTCTTCGAACCGCTTACGCCACCAGATGGGCTCTTCCACGGTGAGGTGGAGGTCCTGTCCGATGTACGGCCCCTCGCCGAACGTCTTGAACGTCGGGGAGCATGCGATGTCGTTGCAGAGTGCATACTTGGTGAGCTTCTCGAGCTGCTCAATGGTCTCCGTGAGGAGATGAGGCTCAATATGCTCCAGTACGTCAGAGGTCATCACCATGTCGAACTGCCCCGTAGGGGGTGTGTCCTTGCCAGGGATGCCCGGATCATACTCGTAGAACTCTACGTCAGGGAAGAACGGTTGCAGGAACTCTTTCATAGTGCCCTTACCGCAGCCGAAGTCCAGCACCGTCTTGATGTACGGGCGTGCCTCGAGGGCCTTCTTCATGAGGTCTCCAGCGTACCTGTAGCCGGTAGTGCCCCACTTGGAGCCATCATGCTCCTTGGCCATGTGTTCTTTGTATTCTGGCGTAATCATCAGTTCCCCTTGATAAGCTTGTAGTACTCTTGTTCTATTCGTTTGTCACGGACTCTCTCACGTGGCTCCTCTACTACCCCGAGTCTCGCACGCGATCTCGCTTCATCGTAGCCAGAGAGGATGTGTGGGACCAGCTCACCGAACGTATCATGCGTCGATTGTCGCCAAGATAGACCGTGGTGCCAGTCGGCCCGATACTCGTCTGTAACCCCGCAAGTGAGATTCGATCCGTGGTCGGCCCGTACTTGACAGCCAGCCACAAGTGCTTCGCAGCCCACTGTGCTAGTGTATGTGACCACTTGGACGTACCTCTCCAGAACGGTAGCGATAGGTTCCAGAGTGTCCGATGGTACCATGAGCGGATGCGGTCTGAAATCGGCTGATGGTATTTCAGCTCTAACACTTCGAATCCATTCGACATGATTTGATCCTCTTAGAGAGTGGTCTGTGGGCTTCTGCCCGATTATAATGGTAGGCCCCGCCCCAGCTTTCATGGGCTTGAGGGGTGGTCTGGGTCGCTCGTCATTTGGCGCTTGTGGAGCATAGGCTCCGCCCGCTAGACCGTTGTAACCCCAACTCGACGCTTCATGAACGTCGTAAAAGTCCCGCCAGAACGGGGCCTCCATGATAAGGTACGGTAGCTCGTTGTCGATCTGCGAACGTAGCGCATTCGATCCAGCGAACCCCGTTTGAATGAGAAGGTCGGCCCCCTTGACGACCTCACCTCGATCTATCCTGTCTACACGATGCCCCAGCGCTTCGAGGGCCGGTATGAGACATTCAGACCGAGGGTTGGTAAGGTTAGGGCCGCTCCGAAGAGCAACCGCTATCCTCATTACCCGTTGCCTTGCGGTCCGCGTTGATTGGACTGCGAGGTCTGAGGCGTGTACGGCCCAATCTTCGGGGCCAGCTTCTTGGCAGCACTCGAGAGCGCGCCAGAGAAGTTGTTCGGTAACGACTTCTTGTCACCGCCAGTCTTGCCTGTATCAGATTTCATTGTGGATCTCCTTCAGTTTCACTAGTGTCTTCCCCCTTGTTCACAACCATGCGATGCACGGTAATAGCTTGTTTCTGACCTCCGCTCTTATCGTCAGCGTGTTGGGCCTTAGAGATGATGGAATCAAATACCATCTTCCTAGCAGCCTTATCGCCATCGAGCGCAGCGTCAAGAATCATGTCCAGAATCATATCAAGTCGGTCCTGATTGCGCTCGCGCCACGCTTCTTCAGTGGCGAGCTTCAGGAACGTGATCTTGTTCTTGGAGCCTTTGGGACGACCCTTGGGGTTGCCCGAGGCACCTTGGATGAACTGTCCGTCTTTGTTGCGGACCATCTCTCCAGATTTAGCTTCTTCAGTCATTAGTACGTGTATCTCTGGATCTGGTACGTGCTGCCGTAGTGGTTCACGTAGAACTCATCTCTCGTGGTGACTCCGTCTGCCTCTACGATCTGGTGCAGTCCCATTGCGTTGGTGCCGCCTCCTGACATAGCTACATAGCCATCGGAGGTAGCTGTGCGCGTATCGTAAGGAGTAGCCAGCGTATACTGATAAAACCTACGGAGGGCGCTCGCTATTGCTATCACCCTAGTACCGTCAGCGCTCATCAAGGCACCATAGCATGTTCCGTGCGCTGGGTCGCCCAAAGCTTCGGCATCGTAGTCGTAATTTGCGCCACTCGCTGTCCCAACGAAGGTCCAAGGAGTAGTAAGAGTGTAACGTCGTATTAGGCCAGTGCCATTGAGAAAGTAGGCGTAAGCACCATCATACGAGAAGAACACCGATACAGTAGAAAGCCCGAGCCAGAACATCTTGTCGTAGTCCGAGTTGTGGATCTCTGAGACATCGTACGGAGTAGTGAGGTGGTACTCGTAGAGGCGCTGGTTTTGGAAGTCGGTGATAAAGACGGTCGTACCATCTGGGTTAAAGTTAAGGCTCCGAAACCTAGATGAGCCAGTAGGACCACCAGTCTGAGTATTAGGCTGGATTACAGAGCCCTGAGTGCCACAGGTAGACACATCGTACGGAGTAGACATGGTACGCGAGTATATGCCGTAACCATCTCTCGGGTAGTACAGTGTAGTCCCATCTTGGGACACAATAAGGCCCGTGTTTACGGAGTTAGAGGTAAACTCTTCACTCAGGGTCGGGCCGGTAGTCGTAATGTCAGGAAGTGACGGTCCGGTAGCTTGGTCCTCGAGGATCAATCTACGCTTCTGGTTAGTCCGTCTACGTCGGTCTAGTTCTGGTTTACATATAGGCATTAGAGGAACCTATAGCATAGTGAGGGTGGTACAGCCTGACGCTTAGCTTCCTTGTCCGTATTGGACGGAGTACCGTTGCCACCAAGCTCAGAGCCAAAGCCGCCACCCGGAGTATCGTTACCTCCGGTCTGAGAGCCGAAGCCTCCACCGGGACGGCCATTGGGGTCTTGCCCACCACCGAACCCGCCTTCTGGGCGAGCATTGCCCCCATCCGCACCAAAGAGGTCCCGATCATCTACAGGACGACCATTATAGCCATCCTGAGAGTCTGAGACGAACCCGGCGATGGGGTGGTCATTGCTGATTGCTTTAGCCTTGAAGCTCATGGGTTGTTCGAATCCGTCGTCTGACGGTCCCTCACTGAGTTAGCACCACCGGGTCCCGTACTACCGGGCTTATTCTTGGTGGTGATCTTCTTGGGCGTACCGCCCGTCTCAGGCTTTTTCATTGGTTTCTTCTCTTTGTCAGCCATTCTATATAGCTCCTCGTAGTCGGGGCAGTCTTCACAGATTCCCATGATGCTCTCCTAAAAGATGGTAGGATGCCGAAGAAGGGGGCACTCCGACATCCCACCGTGGGGAACACACCCCGGTTTGATTACACCCCTTTATCACGAGCCGTAGCTCGGAGTGTCGGGCACGGACCTGCACGGGCGTACCACGGAAATAGAGGTCCCTAAGCAGGGCGCGCTCTGAAGTCTTATACTAAGAGTGAGACACATGGGTACTAGGTATCTCTAACTTATCCACCTCACCGAGTTGGGGGGTCCTTGGTTACTAAGTAGTATGTGGTAAGAAACTCTTAGATACACTAGTATATATCGTGGGAACCCTTGTTTCTTAGGTAAGTATAAGTAAATAGTTAGGGATTCCTGTAATTTGCCTGTATTTTGGTCTCAGTAGGCCCTCTGGGCCGATCTTCGCTACCGCTCAGACCGCTTCGCTTCGACCCTCTTCGGGCCTCTTTTTTCAGTTTTCCATAGTCATTCCATCCGCAATCCATGGTCTACCCATCCGGTGTCCATATTCCGTATTCTCTATATTTTGTACGCGCATGGGTTCCCGCCCGCCCACCCGGTAAACGAAAGTCAATAGCAGAGGGGTACCCCGCTTAGACCAAATCGGTATATATATGCCGACCGAAATGCTTGACAGCGCCGCGCGTATACTGTAGGCAACCTGCTCAGAGTTCACTCACAGATTACAGAAGCTGTCAACCCCCAAGGGTGCATTAGTTGGTGGGTTCACACGTGTGAGAATATGCGACAAGGGTAGGGTAACGCTGGCATACACGCTGGCATTCCTGTAGACTGAGTATTCCAGTCGGGGTTCGGCTGGTCGGGTTTACCGTGTACCCTTTCACACGTGTGAGAACGGAGTTAAGACAATGGCAACAACGAAAACGGCAGGTAACAAAGCAGCGGCAAAGGCTAACGAGTTCGCACTCAAAGGCTTCCCAAGTGCCAAACTTAAGACCGCGTTCAATAAGATGGCGGGCGCTGCCAATGAGGCAGACGGGGCCAATGAACAGAAAGCGCTTGCGGCCTTTGATGTGTGTGAACTGGCTGAGCGCTTCCGTGATAGCAACATGGTCGAAGGCGCGGACTGCGAAACCATCGCGAAGGGATGGAGCGAGCATCTTAAGTCGGTAGCTATGGACTTGGCTGTATCGGGCAACAAGTTTGCCGAATTGAAAGAAGGCAAGGAAGGAGAGGCCGCGACAGCACGACTCACGGCATACGGTGCCAACGTTGCTAGTGTGGCGAAAGGTCTGATTCAGGAGATGGTACTTCTTGATTGCCTCCCCGCGTGCGATGGTATCGAAGAAGGAACGGCAGCAGAGTCCTATCGGGATGTGCGGAAGGTAGTAGAGGCAAAGCGCGCTGAACGTCGCCGTAACGAGAATCCAGACGCGGCACTCCTTGCTGACAGTAAGGCCGAGTGTCGTGAGGCAGCGGCTGCGCTTCTCGATACCGTATTCGAATCTGGTGACTATAACCTGATTGATTCACTTGCCGAAGCGCTGCGGGATATGCGCGCGGCGACAATCGCGCAGAATCAGGCGCAAGATGAGGCAGACGACGAAGTAGCGGAAGCCGCGTAAACACTAGCGACCCGCGCGGGGCGGCTGGCCATTGGCTGGCCGCCTCACTTCTTCTTTCACACGTGTGAGGATTGAGTCTATTATTAGCCCGCTTAGAATATAGGCGGCCTATCATGGTCTTAAAGATGAGGTACAAAACAATGCTACAAGTACAAAAAGGTTGGACAGAGATTGTGGAGTCATGGATGCGCGTAGATCAGCGTATGGTCGGCAAGGATAGCGACGGGCATGACGTACTAGAGATTACAGAGACACCTATCACACGTGTGAAGGCGACCTGTATCAATAACGATGGTAGTGAGATAGCTTGCTACGCTACAAACCCTAAGATGCTTGAGGGCCTGAAGCGCTTGCACGTATTCGCTGCTGGTCGGTAGTCATGAGCATATTCAAATCAGCTACGCTCAAATGGAATAACCTCCTGCGCTTCGATGTACAGTCGGAGTTCGGGACGGTTATTGCAACGGGACTCGCGTATGGTCGCGCTTGCTACCTTGCCTCGATGTATCGGGATGAGTCAGAGCATGACTACTACGTTGTGGACAGCAACACCAAACGTGCGGTGTCCGAGGTCTATGGGTTCCGCTATGACAGTTGAGAAGGAGGAACAACTCTTTAGGATGTACAAGCGCCGCGCATGGGCGATGAGGTCTGCATACAATATGCAATGGACTAATCGTCAGACGTTGGCTTTCGTAGATAGGTTGGTCAAGGCATCTGCTGTTGAGGGCATTGATGACCGCGACCTGCGCGTACTAGTGAGGATGTACAATCGTGAAATACAACATGATTGAAACTCACACGTGTGAATATTGAGGAGAATGACATGGTAGTAGAAGGCAAGGTATGCCCCACGTGCAAAGGCACTGGGCACGATCACAAGGGTCAACCCGTTGTGAAAATGGTTCCGTTCACTGACAAGCATGAAGCCTACGTCAGTAACGAGGAGTTCGGACAAAGGCGATATCACAAGACTATCGCCCAAGGTTCGGGTTGCCTCACGTGCGGTGGCATTGGCATGGTCAACATGGAGGTAGCGTAATGGCAACTTCATTCTGCATCACCATAGGGTTGTGCGCTGTACTCATCATCATTGACTACTTCGATGAGACGTAGAGAGTACATACTCGTAGCATCAATCATGGCCGTTACACTTTCGAGTGTAGCGGTCATTGTTGAGACTGCGTTGCTACATTCGCAAGGGCAAACAATCTCAAAGCGTGAGCATCGGCCAATTAAACCTGAGTGTTCACATCTCTATAATGTCAACGCCCATGATGATTGGGCTAAATGTATGGGAGTACAATACAGATGATTCTTTTCATGATTGGAGTGGTGTTGTGCCTGACACCGATATGGCCAGTGGGCGTTGCGGTTCTCGCATTCGCTACACTGTGTCGTTGCTAAGATGTACTATCGAGGCGACCTGAAACTCATTCTTCTTATCGGCGCATACCTGCTAGTTGTAGCTTTGCGTTGGTTTGAAGTTATCTAAGCGCCCGCTAAGGGTGCTGTACAAACCGGCGAAACGCTTGCATTGGAGGGCGTAATGTCATATACTATACATAGTGTCATTGGCTTTACAGAGAAGGCGTTTATCCTTCACACGTGTGAATTGACGGAGGTAAGTATGTCACACTTAAATAAGCTGGAACGGATCGAGCGCAAGCGCCGTAAACAGCAGAAACAGGAAGATTGGAAGGGCAACCGTAGCCCACAACCGTACAAGCGTACTGATGAGGAACTAGAGTGGGAGGAGGAGAATGAATCAGCAACTCGTACACAACGGGGATAGCATAATACAGGCCCCAAATGCTAACATACATGGGATCTATCAGTGTTGCTCTGCGGCGCTACTTCATGGAGTCTCTGGGTACTGTACAACAGCAAGGTTTGCACCCAAGGACACAGTGCCGGGTGCGATGCGTACAATGGACCCCGCACACTGTGGTTCTTTCGCAGAGTACAAGAAAGAACGTGCGCGTAGGCATCAGATGTTCGGGATGCCGTACGATCACGCCATGTGTGCTGTCCTTGAGATACTGTACAACAAGGCCAAACACGGTGAGGGAGGCAGCAATATGTATGCGTCCTCAAGCTATGCCACTAAAACGTGGTTCATTGCTGATCGCCGACGTACCGAGGGCAGCGTGTCCTGTATGAACTTCATGCTCTGGTTACAAGAGCAGGGAGTACAACAAGTAGGACGCATCCACATCTCCCCATGGAGGGATGGTGCCCACGGCGGTGAGTGCAAGGGTGGAGTGTATGCTCCAAACCTCACACGTGTGAAAGAACTGCTAGATCGCAAGCTAGCTGAACTAAACGCCCATGCTGATTGGGTATTCTTTGATTACTTTGGCCTACACCCGAAGCAGATGGGTGAGAACTACGTGGCCGATGAAGTGGGAGCACAATGGTGAACTGGACAGGATGGAAAAGACTATGAAGGCAGGTATACGAGTGTTTGTTTATGGCACTCTCAAAAAGGGTCATCCTCTACATATACTGTTAGAGCGTGGCAAGGAGGTTGAGTTCATTGGACGCAACTACATTAACGAGTCGATGCTTATGGTGGACATGGGCAATTATCCGGCCCTTGTTTGGGATGAGCTTAATCCTGATGATAGGCGTAAGCTTTTTGGTGAGGTGTACACTGTTGACCCTGAAACGCTTGCTAGTTTGGACTATGCGGAGGGACATCCCCATTACTACAAAAGACACAAGATCAGAACCGCTGACGCAAAGTATCCGCGTAGGAAGTGCTGGACGTACATTCTTACAGCCGAAGCAGCAGACTATGCCGAGAATGTTATCGAGGACAGCGTCTGGAACCCCATCGAAGCGGAGCGAGCCTATGTCGAAAGCAACCTCAAAGGCTAAGCACTACTGGTTCCAAGCGGTGATTAACCGCAATGGGGTGATGATTACTCGACAGGGTGCTATGGCTGCTGACTACGCCTACGAGGTGAAGGACAACATCTTCGAGAGAGCCAAGACAGAGTGGAAGTTCCCAATCGAGAGTCTTGAGATTTACCTCATGACCAAGGAAGGTGAGCTGGGCGAGCTGATTCTAACTACAAAAGGATTGGAAACCAAAACTGTCACACGTGTGAATACTCCTGACCCTAAACCGTGGGAGTATGGCACGTACTACTCAAAACGTAACTACCCAACCATTAAACTGGAGGATACCTAAATGGAAAAGATTCCATGCAACCCATCTGTCGGCGCAGATGTTGAATACCTGCTCATGAACATGGAGACTCGTGAGATCGAACCTGCGTGTGGCCTCATTGGCGGCACAAAGGAGGACCCCTTACTTCTCGAGTCTCCTCGTGGTGGCGGCTACGCGATACAAGAGGACAACGTGATGGTGGAGTGGAACATCCCTGCGGCAGAGTCGTGGGATGTGCTCTACAACAACATCCTGCACGCCAAGGACTTGGTGAATGACCACGTACAGTTAGCCGTAGGCCCGGAATACAGGGCGGTCTGTCAGCAAGAGCATCACTTCACTCCGCTTCAGCTAGACTCGGAGCAAGCGCGTACCTTCGGGTGCGAGCCTGACTTCGATGCCTACCTCGGTGGAGTACAACGGCAGGATGGTGCAGCGGCTACTATCGGTAACTGGCGCACCTGCGGAGGGCACATACACATCGGTGGTGACTTCCAATGCCCTGACTTTGTTGCTGCTCTATTCTGTGAGCTGTACATCTCAGTGTTCGGGCGCGCCCCGATTGACTACAGTACACAGAGAGCTAAATGGTACGGGAAGCCGGGGATCTTCCGGCCTAAGCCGTATGGAATCGAGTACCGTACACCGGACAATATGTGGACGGATAACCCAAACCATATTGAGCTGGTAGGGCAGTACGCTATACTGTGTGCCCAGTACCTGACCAACACCTCAGCGGATGAGCTACAGTCTACATTCCGCAAGATACCGTGGGTGCAGATCCGTGGGTACCTCGATGGTACCAAGCGTACTAGCACCACTCGCTCTCACATCATCCGCGCTTGCCGCAATGCAGGAGTCAACGCATGATTAACGTAGATAAGGTTCCCGCTCGTGACTGGAACCTGTACTTCGGTGGAGTGTATATGCAATACAGGGGTACACTTGCATATGTGCGCCCCTATGCCTATCAGGACCCAGAGGAAGGGAGGACGCGCACTACACTCCGAGTACAACGAGAGGGGATGAAGGACAAGTTCCTCTGGCGCAAGGGTGACCTCAAGGAGCTGCTGGTGTGGTGGCCTCGTGCTGGGGCCTACAACATCAGAGGCTCGGCGGTGTACGTGGCACGTAAGGCAACTCGGTCAATGAAGAAGTCCTGTTGCCCAGACTCTCACTACTACGTGAAGTGGGGAGCGCAGGGGATGAGTCCGGCGCGGTACTTGACCCTGAAGAACCACCACTTCGATACATGGGAGGCCGCGAAGCAAGCCATAGACAATGGCAAGCACGCTAGGGCACTGTCCCGTAACCTGATCGTGGCCAACTCGGCTGCGAAAGGGGTGTACCAACTGGTCTACCGAGGTGATGAGGTAGGTACACTGGAGGGGAGTGATTACCACCCACTGAATGAGCTATCACCACTTACAAAGCTGGTGTATCAAGAACTAATAGAGGAGGGAGTTGTATGCTAAACTGGGACCAGCAAATAGGTCCGATGCTTGGTCTACGTATGCGGTACCCCGAGCTACGGCTTGGGATTGAGCTAGAGTACGAGCGCTATCATGGGGACTTCCCAGAGCTAGCGTGGTGGAGTTGTGAACGTGATGCGTCCCTACGGAACGGAGGGGTTGAGTACATTAGCAATCCCCTGCTGCCCGAGGATCTCGACGAAGCACTGGACGAGGTACAAGAGTCCATTGACGATAATCAACTCGAGGCCTCGTGGCGGTGCGGAGGGCACACCCACGTGAACGCAATGTACTGGACGTTCAAAGAGCTACTCACGTACACTACGCTGTATGCTCTGGTTGAGCCGTATATATTCGGGAACTTTGCTCCGGGTAGGGAGTCTAACCACTTCTGCGTACCCTTGTGGAGTAACCACCAACTGATTGACAGGCTAGCCCACGATGCGGTGAGGCTGCGCGCTAAGAAGGGAATGGCGCACTCGCTACAGTTGCTTGGGTGCAACAAGTACTCTGCGCTGAACTTCAAGCCCCTCAAGGTGCTGGGCACAATAGAGTTCAGGCATATACCGAGTACAACGAACATGGCTGTCATACAGAACTGGTGTGCGTTCCTGATGCGTAGTGTGGCGTATGCCAAGACGTTCAGGGACCCAGAGTCGGTAGTTGCGGCATATGAGGACAACGGCATAGAGAATATGCTGGAGAACCTCGGCCTTCACACGTGTGAGATTGACAGGGAGACTACCAAGGATGCGTACATCGCGGCCAACATGGTGGTAGGACACGACCCGCGCAAGTGGCAGGACTTGGACTGGACTATGCCAGAACCATTGGAGTGGAGGGATGAATTGCTCGACATCCTAGCGATAGAAGAAGAGTTTGAAATAGAAGATTACCACCCAGACTTAGATGAGGAGAGAATGTAATATGTGCGGAATAGTAGGATACATTTCAATGAAGGACAGCGACCATGTCCATGCTAAGCGACACTTCAGTGATTACGCGCTTATGCTTGATACGTTGCGTGGTAACGATTCCACAGGGATCATACGTGTGAACAACGACTTTGATGTTCATACAAACCACACGACCATGTCAGGGCGTAAGTACGTTCACTCTGTCGCTTACGACTCGTGGATGGCTGAGCGGGATAGCTGGGCGTTCATCGGGCACAACCGGGCAGCGACTGCCGGATCAGTGAAGCTCGAGAACGCCCACCCGTTCACATTCGGTGACGTGACGATGGTACATAACGGTACATTGTGGCAGGGCGGCAAGTCCATGCCGGGGTACGACCCCAAGCTAGAAGTGGACTCAATGCAGATAGCCCGAGCCCTGTCAGAGACAGACTGTGACGCTGCTGCGGTGTCCAAGCTCTTTGAGAAGATAGACGGGAGCTTCTGTCTGGTGTGGGTAGATCGACGGGATGGGTCAGTGAACATGGCTCGTAACTCGTCACGGCCCTTACACTTCGCGTACAACCGCGCCAAGAACCTGATGTGGTTCATGTCCGACGGTACACACCTTCATGCAATTTCACGGTCTATGGAGAAGTCCTCGGGTGCGATAGATACTATCTACCAGATGGACAAGCAGAAGATCCTGAAGTTCAAGAAGGGAAACATGGTACCGGAGGTTACTGGCTTCGTCCCTTTCGTTCGACCCGCAGTCACTTACAATACAGCCACCAAAGTGGACAGTGGGAAAGCCCTCGCGGTAGCAACACAAAGGTGGCAGGACAACATACGGAAGGCAAATGGGGCACACTCTACGGAGACTGGCACAGATTCTGGAACTAAGGCCATGATTAACGGCCACCGCCGGATTGTGCCCAAGAATCACATAGATGTGCTGGGCCAGTACTTCGACGTAGATGGGGACACCATACTGAGGTTCGAGCCGGAGACATGGATGGAGATGGCCAACAAGCAATGTGTTGTGACCGGGCTGTTCTCCCATCCAAAGTGGGGGGACTCAGTGTGGCCAATGACCCTGTACAACGTACCCCTGGTGATAGTGAACGCTTACTGTGACTATGCGTGGGGTGTGAAGGCTAAAGGAGTAACATCCTGTGGGTCTGACTTCGAGTACGGGTCGGTGGTGTCCATGCTAGGTGAGCTGTACTGCTACGACTGGCGTACAATATCGCCTGACGAGCAAACTCACACGTGTGAAGAAGAGGTTGAGGAGCTGGTGGTAGGGCCTGATGAGACTCTGATGGACAAGACAGAGTGTATGCAGTTGATAGCGAAAGGGTGCATACAATGTAACGGAATCATATCGTGGGAGGATAGGTCATTCTCCACCATAGTGAACGAAGGTCGGGATGTGCTCTGTCCGGGGTGCTCCGATGAATGGAAGAGGGAGGTAGTATGAAGATTAGGTTTGAGCCATACAAGCTCAAGTCAAAGAGCTGTCGTGCCATTGCGGATCACCTTGGAGTACTCCGCACTACTCCTAGGCAGGTCCGTAGGCATGGTGACTTTGACGTAATCATTAACTGGGGCTCATCTCAGAGGAGGTTCCCAAATGCAAGATACATCAACGATCCAGAAGCCGTGGAACACGCTAGTGATAAGAAAGCCTCTTTTAAGGTTTTCAAGTGTAGTGGAGTACCATGCCCTGATTGGACAACTGATGCGGCTGTCGCATCTCAGTGGAGAGAAGATGGGCTGGTCATTGTTGCGCGAGTGCTTCTACGTGCAAACCAAGGACGAGGCATTGTTATTAGTAGTATCGGAAATGGCATCCCGCTCCCGGCTGCGCCACTCTATACTGTGTACAATAAGAAGGCCGAGGAGTACAGAGTTCACGTCATGGCGGGAGAGGTTATCGACGTGGCTCAGAAGAAAAAGAAGAGGGAGGTAGATAATGAAGAAGTCGATTACCAAATACGTAGTTATGATAATGGCTGGGTGTTCTGCCGTGATGGAGTGGACTGTCCTCAGCCTGTACGTGATGCTGCTGTTGCCGCTGTCAGTTGTCTTGGTCTTGATTTTGGGGCTGTTGATGTTGGCTGGAACCTTAAGCGAGAGTCTGCATTCGTATTTGAGGTCAACACGGCTCCGGGTATTGAGGGGACTACACTCGAGCGATACAACGAAGGACTGCGAGCTTTACTGCCAGCACTCAGAACTGGACGCTATGCAACGAGGAGAGCACAATGAAGAATAAGGTAACTGAAGCTATCCGTACTCTGGATGAGCACGCAAACAGTATGGACGATGATACTCTTAGAGTGCTCGTTGCTACGGGATATGGCTATATGCAGATACTCAGTGTCTATGAGGCGGATGGCAACCTAGTAGTAGATGTGGAACACGAGGAAGAGGGTACGGCAGACTACGGTACGTTCGCTGCGGCGTACTGTATGGGAGCCATGGCACATGGAGCAACAAAGGAAGAGGCACGTAGGGAACTACAGCAGGCATGGAAGGACTACTGCGGGTGTACAACATGAGTGACCTGATTGAAACAGTTGCTTTTGGTGGGCGGCACACCCCAACACAAGTACTTATTGATGCGCTCAATAATGCTGAGACATTTAAGTGCTGTGTGGTGGTGTACTTGGATGATGAGGATTATGTGCAAACCACATGGTCTGATGGCTCAATGCTTATGCGTATAGGCATGATGGATGTAGCAAAACTAAGAATGCTTGACGCAAGCGAAGAGCAGGAGAAAGACTATGAATGACCTGATTGAAAGACTGCATGACCACGGCAAATACAAAGCCGCTGACTTTCGCATGATTGTTCGTGAAGCAGCCGACGCACTGGAAACCAAGGACCAGCGTATCAAGCGCCTTGAGGGTGATTTACAAGTTACGCGACTACAAAGGGACGCGAGAGTAGTGTCCGAGTTTGTGGTAGATGAAGCGGTAAAAGCAGAGATCGAACGGCTGCGGGCTGTATTAGATGCCGAGGCGCGGAATAGGGTGCGCATCCTCGACGAGCAAGAGGCAGAGATCGAGCGCCTTGAGGCTGTAGTGGATGCGGCGCGGGAGATTGTCGAGGGACCGCACAAAAACTGGCCTAAGTTACACGATGCACTAGCAGCACTGGAGGATAAGTGAGATACTTCACACGTGTGAAAGATTTACATAACAACAAGATCGGGACGGTACTCGACCACCTCTCCGTGCAGTTCACGGCGGAGTTCGACGATAAAGTCCGATTCTTCTTCTATAACGATAAGGGGCTCACCTACGAGCCGATAATGGAGAACGAACATGGCAAAACAGATCACAGTAAATAACTATACTTATAGTTCTATTGCGTCTGCTTGGCGGGCGCTGGCACCAGTGGATGATTATGGTAAAATCCTGCCCCTCATCACGGTACGGTGGCGTTTGAAACACGGCTGGGACGGATGGCATGCGTTTACAACACCACCAATCGACCCTAAAATACGTAGGAATTACAAAGAGTTACGATAAGCACCTAAGAAAGTAGGACTCTCAGGATATATACTACTATAGGAGGTCGCTTATGAGTAGATCAGTTGACGTGATGTACATGGCATCTGACCTTGAACCCGGAGAGACTCTGAGGGACGTGTGCCCCAGATGTAATGGTGGGGCATCAAGAGAAAGTAGTCTCACAATCACTCTCGATTACGATGGGGGTGTAGTATGGAATTGCTTCCGTGATAGATGCGATGAGAAAGGGAGAAGTGGTGGGACAGGTGTGCCCAGAGATACTGTACCACGTAAGAAAGTAGTAAAGAGATTTGAAGGTACAACAGTTCCACTCAGTGATAGGTTAGCTAATATACTCCGTACTAAATGGGGTGTGGTTGACCCACCGTACTGGTACTGGACGAACGACTACGGTGGACGTGTAGCTATGTCTATACGTAGTCCTAAATACATACACCGTGGATGGGTGCTACGTGATATACGTGGTGTAGCCCGGAGCAAAGCACTTACATACATAGAACCCGACGAGGTACAAATGTCATGGTACAAAGTAAACACGAATGCACCGACTGTGGTGGTCGAAGATATCCCTTCGGCTGTGAGGGTCGCTTCGAATGGTGTCAATGCAGTAGCACTACTGGGGACACTGGTGAACGAGGAGAAGGCGATAGAACTGAGGGAGTATGCGTCGATGCCTATAGTTATTGCGTTGGACCAAGACGCGACACTAAAGGCGTTCCGAATTGCTCGTGAGTACGGGCTGTTGTGGGATGACTACGAGATACTCCCGTTACAAAAGGACTTCAAGGATATGACCGACGAAGAAATACAAACCAAACTAGGAATACAATATGAGAGAGAAGCATGTACTATCGTCAGCAATTAAAGACAGGCAAGCCTTCAACACAATCGTCGATCATGTGGAGCGTGACGACTTCAGCGAACAAGGATGGGTCGTATGGACCGGCGTATCTGACTACTACGATGCCGATGCCGGTGCAGTCTGTGTTGATGCCGACATCCTCGGGGATAGTATTGCCCGGACGATCATGGCAGATAAACACAAGGACATGTTCCGCAATCTCATCAGCGGTCTTGCAGAGCAGGATACATCTCCAGCCAACGTGGTCAGGGACTACCTTGCGACTAAGCGAGAGCTTGTCGGTCAACGCCTTGCGGCAGCGATACTGGCGGGAGAAGGCACGGACACACTACTTGATGAATACACCGACCTACTGGTACGCGACTCCCTCGACCAAGAAGAGGCAGAAGAAGCACGAAGAGGGTACTCAGTCATCGACCTCTGTACTGAAGGGTTTGATCCAGCTAACCTTATTCGTGTTAGCCCTGAGTCTCTTAACGAGAGGCTTGGTGGGGGTGTTAAGCCGGGGCATCACCTGATCCTGTTCGCTCGACCAGAGATGGGCAAGACGATGATGACCATAGAGATGATGGCCGGGTTCGCTCGGCAGGGGTTGACGGTGCTGTACATAGGTAACGAGGACCCGATAGACGATATCAACATGAGGATAGTGAACAGATTAAGTGGACTCACAAAAGAGAAGGTCATGCAGGACCCTCAGCTAGCCGATACAACAGTCCGTGAATACGGATACGAGAACATCATTCTCAAGGCACTGGCTCCGGGGTCACCGCGTGAGATAACCTCACTCATTGAAGAGTACCAACCAGATGTGCTGGTGTTGGACCAGCTCCGCAACCTCAACATGGGTCAGGACAACTACGTGCTGAAACTTGAAGAGGCAGCAACTGCTGCACGAACGTGGGCCAAACGATACTCTTGCGTGGTGGTGAGTGTAACACAGGCTGGCGACAGTGCCTCGGGCAAGGCGGTACTTGACCTTGGGGACGTGGACTATTCCAACACCGGCATTCCTGCACAGGCAGACGTGATGATTGGACTTGGGGCAAGCGAGGCACAGCGCAACGCCGGGGAGCTTATGATATCCCTGCCCAAGAACAAGGTGAGCGGGTGCCACGAGTGGTTCGCATGTACAACTGAGCCACAATTAAGTAAAATACTACCGCTGGGCTAAGATATGGGTATGCTCAGGATATATACTACTATAGAGGAGAGTTAATGAGGATTACACAAGAGATCATGGACGTAGTAGAGTCGTTCGAACTGAACGAGGACGCTAAGCAGGACGCATACGTCAAGCTGTTGGAGAGTGACCAGAGAGAGTTTGCTAACAACGCTCACCGGGACAACTACATTCGACAGTTGGTCTTCTGGACTCGCAACAACGAGTCTGCTAAGGAGGACAACAGGGCACGTCTGCTGGAGGAGAATCAGGACCTGATACGTGACCTGTACAACAGTGGCACAGATGAGTTTGCTGAGGACCCGGCAGCGGTCATCGAAGCAGAGGAGAGGATGGATAACTTCCTCGAGATACTGAGCGACACGTACCGACGTACATTTACAAGACTTTACCTCGATGGACTGACGCCACAAGATTTGGCTGACGAGGAGGGAGTGGCAAGGAATGCCATAGATCAACGAGTCCACAACATCAAGTTACTAGTGAAGGAGAATTTTAATGTCTAATAAGTATGAAGCGTTTACCACACCGGAAGGTGAAGCTGTATTCCCATGGATCACGAAAGCTGACACCGAGCATGACGCTGCGGGTATCTACCATGTTGACCTGAGTGTGCCCTTCGAGGCAGCCCAGGACTTCATTGCAAAGCTTGAGCGCATCCGTGATGAGTTTGTAGCTACACTCCCGGTGGCCAAGCAGAACGCGCTTGCGAAGAAGCCTGTCTATATGGACGAACTCACGCGGCCCGACTATCCAGAGGGCGCGTCGAAGGAAGAGCGGACAGCCATTCGTAATGCGTGGGCAGGTGAACCCACCGGCAACGTGATCTTCCGCATCAAGCAGAAGGCGAAGGTTACAACGCAGGAAGGTGTCACGTTCGAGCAAGCTCCAGTTGTGGTCAGTGCTGACACAGGTGAGAAGATCGAACAGCCAGTGTACGGGGGCAGCATCCTACGTGTACGTGGGCAGGTTGTACCATACACCAACGCTGCGGCAGGTATTGCAGGGGTCACCTTGCGGATGAAAGCAGTACAGGTCATTGATCTCGTGACGGGTGGAGGAAGTGATTCCTTCTGGACCGACTTCGAAGAAGACGCAGCTTAATGACTAGGGGGCTACGGGGTCTGCCACAACACGTGGCGGCCCCTGATCCTTCCCTCTACATGGGAGATGATTATGTTGTCGTTGACTTTGAAACAACCACTCACCTCAAAGGAACTCCGGTCAGTGATGATAATAGAATCGTCCTTGCCGTGTGGAAGAGAGGTAAAGATACAACCAGCCGTGGAACGGCACTACTTCTCGGGGAGACCGATAATGTCCCCAGCGGAAGTGATGATTCCATGCGACACTGTTTCGGAGGCGAGTACGATCTTAGCGATCTTGTCAGAGACATTGGACAAGCATCTTTCGTGGTCGCACATAACGCTAAGTTTGAACTCGGATGGCTCAGGCGATGCGGACTCGACCTCAGAGACGTAGTTGTATACGACACACAGATCGGTGATTATGTACGGGGAGGCAACAGGTACCCACTACAACAGCTCAGCCTCAACAAGACAGCGGAGAGGTACGGGCTAGGACAGAAGCAGGACATTATAGGTAAGATGTGGGCACACGATATCGAGACTCCAGACATACCGGAGTCGTGGTTGTTACGGTACTGCATTAAGGACGTAGAGCTATGCGAGAGCATCTTCCTCAAACAGAGGGAGATACTTAAACATCGTAATCTGCTGCCGGTGCTGTACCAAAGATGCCTAGTTACGCCAATGCTCGCGGACCTCGAACGTCGGGGGATGCAACTAGACGAGGACAAAGTTAATGAACTTATGGCAACGATGGAAGATGAGTATGCTGCGAAGACGGCTGAACTCCAAGAGTTTGCTGGAGGTGTCCCACCTGCTAGCGTTAAGCAGAAACGAGAGTATATTTATGGAGTACTTGGGTTCAAAGCTCCCGTGGATTACAGAAACAAGCCTATCCTCACTCCTTCGGGTGACTTCTCAGTATCAGCGGACGCTCTTGCTAGACTTCGACCAAAGACTCAAAAGCAACGAGAGTATCTACGTCTCCATGAAGAGTGGGCCAATCTCCACGCCGATGTCACTAAGTACCTCAGAAAGTTTAGAGAGTGCTGCAACGAGACTGGTGGAGTGCTACACGCAGCATTTAACCAATGTAGTACACGCACACATCGACTCTCTAGTAATGGAGTCACCTACAAGGTTCAGTTCCAGAATCTTAACCGAAGGTTCAAGCCACTTTTTCGTTCACGTAACGATGGCTGGTATCTCGGGGAGGCCGATGGTGCACAGCTCGAGTTCAGAGTTGCAGCACACCTTGGACGTGACCGAGTGGCGCTTGGCGACATCTGGAGAGGGGTTGATATCCACGCTTTCACAGCAGGGATTATCGGCTGCACGAGACAGGAGGCTAAGGCACACACCTTCAAGCCTCTGTATGGTGGTAAGTCCGGCACTCCTGAGCAGAAGCGGTATTACAGCGCTTTTGAGAAGAAGTATTCGGGAGTATCTGGCACACAACGTGAATGGGTGCATGGGGTACTACGTACCAAGAACCTCAAGACAGAGTGGGGACTGACGTACTACTGGCCATCGACCAAGATGACAGAGAGTGGGTACATCACCAACACCACGTCCATTTGCAACTATCCAGTACAGGCGTTAGCGACTGCGGAAATCATTCCGAGTGCAATGGTCTGCGCGTGGCATAGGATGCGAGACATGCAGTCGTTCCTTGTGAACACAGTACATGACTCGATCATCGCAGAGATACACCCGGACGAGGCTGAACTGTGGCACGAGATAGCGAAGCAATGTTTGATTCACGATGCGTACATGATGATGGTGAATCTGTACGGCCTACACCTCACCGTACCCCTCGGGGCTGGTGTGATGATGGGTACACATTGGGGATCGAAAGACGAAGTGAAGTACGAGGCACCGGAAGAGCTATGGCTCCCGGCTGCACGCAAAGAGGAGATGGTAGATGAAGACATGGACTGGCAAGGTAATCAAGAAGTTCCATCGTGACTTTCAGGGCACGAAACTGTACAGCTTTCAACTAGAGGGGATAGACAGATGGTTCAGGACAGGAAAGGAAGAGCTGCCGTTCACCGAGGGACAGGCGATCACGTTCACGGAGAAGAACAGTCAGGTGGTCTTGGACAGTGTAAAGGAGACGGACTCAACAGCGAGTGCCTCCGTAACGGAGGAGACGGTAGCTGCTGCAACCTCCGAGATGACCTCAGCAACCTCACCAAGTACATCGACAACATCATCCACCGCGCCTACTGTGGGCCAGAGGATGGCATGGGAGAGTGCGCGGAGGGATGCGACACGGATCATTGCAACGGCACTAGAAGTGGAAGGGAAAGGTCTCGAGGTACTACCTTGGGCGAAGAACACAGCGAAGGGTAAGCGCCTAGACTTACTCATCGGCTACGTACACCAAGTGACTAGGCAACTTATGGAGGAACCCAATGAACAATGAAACACTAACTGCCTTTGTGAGCCTGTACAACCTCGCGTTGACAGGTAAGTATGAGCATGTACCAGCAGAATCAGAGGCTATGATGGGCCTGCTGGCACAGTGCAAGGCACTGATCGAACAAGAAGTAAAGAACGCACAGAACACATACCTCCCACCCGAGACAGGAGAAGAGACTGATGCTGACGAAAGCGAATAACGAACTTAAGTACTACGAGATCCGTATGATTAAAGTAGTTGATGGTGTACCTATCATGTGTGAGGACGGAGAGTATCGCAAGCGCAACGGATACTCCGTGTACAACAAGGAGACTGACACGCACGAGCATACGACCACGCTGTTGCCGGGAGCAATCTTTCAGGCACAGCACTTGGACGCTACGTTGGACGGGCTGTTGAACCCTGTGCCGATACCTGATGGCCTCGCTGACATGCCCGTCGAAGATGTGCAGTTCAACTAATGATCGGCCTAGTCGATGGTGATATCATTGTCTACAGAGCAGCGTGCGCGGCAGAGCGTAACGAATGGCATCTACACGTGCCCGTTGACAAAGACGGGAACGAGTTCAACGGTGTCTTTGAGTATAAGCGTGAAGCCATGGACGAATTGGATAAGAGGCTACCGGGAAAGCTATCTCGTGTGGAGGGAGAACACTTCAAACTCTTCCCCGAGCTAGTGCTGGAGCCTCTTAGCCATGCGTTGCAGAACTGCAAGACACTCATGAAGAAGGTGGCAGATGCTAACGGTCTGAATGAGTTTGATATTAGAGTATACCTAAGCAATGGTCCTTGCTTCCGGCACAGAGTCGCAACTACGCGACCCTACAAGGGGAGCAGGGCCGACAAGCGTAAGCCTACGTACCTGAATGAGATCAGAGAGTACCTGATCCAACAGTACGACACCTACGTCGCAGAGGACGAAGAGGCTGACGACATGCTGGGCATACAAGCTACCAAGGCAGGCCCATACGGTGCAGTAATCATCTCGATAGACAAGGACTTGGATCAGATACCGGGACTCAAGTACAACTTCATGCACGATGTGGGGTACGAGGTGTCAGAGAATCAAGCGTGGTACAACCTGTGCATCCAGATGATGACAGGGGACAGCACGGATGACATTCCTGGGCTGCCTAAGATTGGTCCGGGCAAGGCGAAGAAGGCATTGCATGGACTGGAGGATGATCCTCAAGCTATGATGGAAGAAGTAATACGGATGTACCAGATACACTCCGGCAAGGAGAACTGGTACGAGTACCTCAAGGAGCAAGGGCAGCTAGTCTACATCCGCCGCAAGGAAGGTGAGATGTGGGAGCCACCCATTGATGCTGAGGACCCCTACGTTTTAGAAGGAGATATGTATGGTTAAGTCGCACTTCTCACGGAGAGCAAGGTTCTTCATGGTAACGGACACCAACACAGAGGATGGCTTTGATGCCTACCCCTGTGAGGTACCGGCACGTACTATCACACGTGTGAAGGCCATCAAGGACATAATTGATAGGATGTATGACTCGTTTGATCTCAACCCGGCACCGGAAGAGTGCACGCAGAAGGAAGCAGACCTGCTGACCGAGCTGCTGGATGAGATATTTGGAGGAGCAACTGATGGCGAAGAATGAACTGACACCTGAGCAGGACGTACTGACACGAGAGTTCCTCGTTGACGTAGCACTGTCTGAGAATGCCTTTAGCGATCACCCTGCCCTGAAGAGGACACTGATCGGCTACTGCTACCGGCTTCTGGGGTACCAACGCCTACCTGATGGCCGCTTCATCTCTGAGAATATCAATGTGAAGTACAAGCTGGGCGGGACCATATCATTAGAGGACTACCCTGATGAATGGCAGAAGGACTACGCGAATGCCCTCATGAAAGCGGGCAAGGGAGAGCTAGATGAGAGGCAGAAAGGGTTTACCTTTAACAGTGATAGTACCAACGAAACCGATAGCGGCAAGCAGACCAAGGATACCCCGCTTTGGAAAACCTTATTTTCCAAAGACTTATAAGCGATGGAGAGACGACGCGGAACGACTCGTAGATGCGAGCGAGCTGAAAGCGGACTATCCTGTACATGTGGAGGTGCTGTTTGCAATACCTCGCGCACGTACCTCGACGCTGATAGTACCACAAGGCGACGGGGACAACTTCGAGAAGGCACTGTACGATATGCTGCAACGGAAGGGATATCTTATGGACGACAAGTGGATCACTTCGGGTACGTGGCGGAAGCGATTCCTCCCTTACGGAGCGACGGGATACACGAGGGTAACGATACGGGAGGATACCGATGAGCTTGACATTAGCGAGTGAGCGACAAGTCGGAGGTGTGCACTACAAGAAGATGGCTATTCAGCCAGTTGAGTTCATTTACAGGAACGAACTCAACTGGCTACAAGGCAATGCCATCAAGTACATCTGCCGACACGCAGCCAAGGATGGTCTCGACGACTTGCTGAAGGCCAAGCATTACTTGGACCTTCTGATTGAATGGGAGTACGGGCATGACAACACCGAAGACTGATCTGCTGCACTACTACCGTGCGCTGAAACTCATGCACGATGTGATTGATGAGAGCCCTGAGCTACTGAACACATCTGAGTATGAGATATTTCTGCTAGCATGGACAATCATTAATGACACACAGATAAAGGACTATGACTATGAGACTGAATAAAGGTAAGAATATAGTGCTGGTCATCCCTGACCTTCAGATACCGTACGAGCATCCCGATGCCTTGAAGTTTATCATGGCTGTCGAGGAGCTGGTGGTACCGCACGAGGTGATTTGCATTGGGGATGAGGTTGACCAGATGGCACTGAGTAGGTTCGATGCTGACCCTGATGGGGATGGGGCAGGACCTGAGCTACGCAAGGCACTCAAGAAACTCGCTAAGTGGTACGACAGGTTCCCCGAGGTGAAGGTGTGCACGTCCAACCATACGGGACGTGTACAGAAGGCAGCGTTTCATGCTGGAATACCAGAGGCCTACATGAAGTCTGTTAATGAGTGGATGGAAGCGCCGGAAGGATGGCAATGGGAGGACTCGCATGAGATAGATGGCGTACGATACGAGCATGGAGATGCTCAGGGTGGTATGTACGCAGCTAGGAATCTAGCCATACGAAATCGTCAGTCTACAGTCATTGGACATCACCACTCACACGGTGGCGTGTTCTACGTAGCTAACGAGAAGGAGATGATCTTTGGAATGAACTCGGGCTGTCTGATTGATGCCGGAGCTATTGCGTTTAAGTACGCTAGGCTCTCAGCATTCAAACCTACACTCGGCTGTGGCGTAGTCGATCACGGTGTGCCTATGTTCGTGCCCATGCTGTTGAACGCCAAAGGACGGTGGACAGGTGAGGTACAGCTATGATACGCAAGTGGCACAGCTACGTGTGGACTGCCTGTGGTGCAGGGTGGTTCGTGCTATACATGATTACGCAGCACGTAGGTGCACTCTTAGCTACCGTCGGCTGCCTAGCCGTGGCTGGAGTTATAACGATATTAGAGGAGTTGATATGAGTATCAAAGAGTTGCAAGAAGAGGATGTCTATGCTATCATGCAGTCTGATATGAAGCTGTGGGAACAGGCATCGACGACTCACGAAGGCAACGCCATCGTGAAGCAGTTGATACTTCCCTTCGGCATAGGTGAGTTCTCAGTCAAGTTTGAAGGAGTAGACAATGGAATCAAAAGACGAGCCGCAGCAGAACAGTGGGGTGCGATGGTGCGAGAAAGAATCAAGGACCGTATCGACGACGAATCCGTTACTGCACGGGCTAAGCAAGCAGCAGCTCTTCGAGAGAGTGAGGAAGAACCTGAGACACTGGGCGAAGCTGATAGTGGACACGGCTCTGCAAGCAGCCCCATCGCAGGGGTCGGAGCTAAGTCGTCAGTACAAGCGGAGACTTCTTCAGAAGCAGTACAAGCACATGCTGTCGCTGATGAAGGAGATCAAGGACCCGCAGGAACTGATTTCGTTGCTCGAGCAGAGTGGCTTCGTGGCAGGATTAGCGAAGGAGAGCGCAAGATCAAAGCTCAGAGACGAGAACTCAAAGCCCTCGAAGCAGCCCTCGCCGTGATGGAGGGTGAGGATGATTAAGCAGTTCCTGTTCGCCTTGGGCATGAACCTTACGAAGATACCCGTCATTGTGGCGGGTCTCTTTGTGGTTCCTTTCATGTACAGGTTGCGTGCTGTACCGGCACAGAACATGCCAGCTAAGTATAGACCGTGGCTTAACCCGGAGGACTGGACAGGAGGGTACAGGGAGTTTCCCCCCGAGTACGGCTGTGTCCCACCTGACCTACAGGAGAGGTACTCAGGTCTCTGGGGCTTCTGGAAGTACCATGCACTCCGTAATGGTGGGGACGGACTGCGTAACTATGATTGGCATGTGGCCCGGTACGAGGAGGATGCTATGTCCTTCCGCTATCATAAGTACGGGTACTATGTAGAGCAGGGAATCTATGGCTCTTGGATGTGGTCTTTCACACGTGTGAAGATCAAGTTCGGGTGGCGTATGAAACCTACTGATTCACTTAACGGCTACAACCCCAACAGCATCCGATGGGTGTACGGGGCTGGCCCAACATGGAGCTTTAGACTACGATGACTATACTTGATCCTTTCGCTTCAGTGCGTCAACAATGGGAAGCACAGACTTCTCAACCGAGCGACCAACAACGTATCCTCCGAGCCCGAGCTGAAGCAGAGTCCAAGCCTCGGGTGCGAGACGGAAAGCTAGTTGGCCTGTTTGGTCAAGAACCACCAAGGCTAAAAATGTAAGCATAGTAATGGGTCGCCACGTAGCAGTCAGCCAGTGTTCAGACTTGGCTTCGGCTTCTATGATGGCGGCCCTTTGCTTTAGGTTCTCTTTCTCGTAAGCAATGCCCGCCTCAATAGCACCGACGTACGTGTTCAACGTACTGGCCTTGTGTGCTAGCTTCTCCTCTTCCGAGGTATGAAGTTCATCTATAAGCTCAACCGCTGGCTTAAAGATTCCTCTAATCAATTCAAATACATTCATGCCTTAAATTGCTCCTGTCTGATGAGGTAGCCACTGACGACTCCCGATGCCTGTGTGGCTACCGTGCTTACGATCCTCTGGCGTAGCTCTGTCTTAGGTGGCAGTAGCGTGGCCCCATAGTCGTTCGTCCAGCTCGCGCCATTCCATAGCCAGATGTCACTGATTGATCGCCACGCGGTGGTACCGAACAGCAGTATCTGACCTAGTACATGCAGGTCTGTGTTGCCCCCCATGCGGCCCGTTTGGATTCGGTACTGCCTTATCATCAAGTACTTCCCAGCCGGTACTGTGTAGTGTGTCTGGTGTGTCTGCCCTTGGGTTGCTTCGATGTATGCCTGTGTGTCGCCACCAATAGATATCGTAATACCCCCAGCGTTGATCTCACCAGTACCGGCAGTCACGTTGTACGCCCTGTTGATACGGAACCAGTCAGTTCCCACAGAGACTACGGGAGTCACCCCGTTGGTCGTCACTGTCTCTGATATCTGCTCGTAGTTACTGTCCAGACCCTCTACTGTGATTGTGCGCGCTCCAGTGCCCGCAGAACTGTCGTCCGCGCTGTCAGATACAAGCGAGAATGCCCCAGCCGTAGTAGGCAGTACTCGGAGAGTGCTTAGGGGCCACATCTCCTCCGTACCTGCACCGATGGAGTCATTCATTCCAAACTTGCGGAACCCTTCCCAACCCTCTACGTGCCCGAGTGCTACGGATTCTTTCAGGTTGTTGTTGTAGATCAGATTGCTCATGAGAGTTTCTTTACTCCTACGACCATGCCGTGCGGTATGAACATACGCGCAGCAGCACCGTCAGACTTCTTCTCGTAAAGGTCCGTGGCTAGCACGTACCCGTGTTGGTTCTTGGCTATGAGGAACCCGGTTGTGTATCTCCACACCGGCTCCGTCTTGTCTGCATCTTCTACCTTGAAGTCGTCCGTGTCTATGAAGGCATCGCCCCACTTGACTACTATAACGCTCGAGGGCACTGATATCTTACGCGCCATTGCTTGTCCACCTCCCTGTTAAACACTCTAGCTGTGACTACTCTTGCAGTCTCTTCAGACTTACAGCGTGTCGTAGGTGCTAGGTGGTCCAATATGTAGTGCACGGTCTCGTGCATTTCTATCTGTTCGTGAGCGATTAGCCATCTGCTGGAGTTGATGTATATAGTTGCTGTGTCTGGGTAGTATACTCCAAGGTTGTTCCCCTGTAGTATGAAGGGGTCCTTCGTGTACACCGCGACAGGTGGTGGCAGCTTAGAGCAGTCGAGACGAAGCTCCAAGCAAGCGGTCTCGAATATGGTGGGAGGGGGAGGCTCTGATACTGCTGCCGATCCAATGAGCAGCGTGGCTCCTACAACTATGAGTATTCTATGAAGTATTCCTTTGGTAATGGTTTCCGTCCTCCCATGCTCCACCCCACTCATTCTGCTCGTCTAGGGATTCCCAGAACGCTCCAAGCTCTACGTGGTCATCAGTCCTGCCCAAATACTCTCCATCCTTGAAGAGATTCAGGTCTACGGCTAGTCGTCTCTTGTGTTCACTGTTCGCTGACGCATAGCTCAGCTTCTCCCCGTACTTACCATGTACCCGAGGGTCACGGTACGCATCCCCGAAGGTAACGGAGTACCCACGGGAGTCTGCGAAGAGGATCAGCAGAGCTATGTGCTTTGCAAATATCTGTTGTTGTCTACTCAGGCTCAACTTTCTCACTCTGTAGCTCGTCGCTAACGCTCTGTAACCATTCGTTAAACTCGAGGCCCTTCTGGTATACGTCCTCTGGCATCTCTCCTGCACCGTCCCAGCCTGTACCCGGAAGGATACCTGCACGAACCAGAGCAGCGATGCCCGGACGTGACCGTGAAGGTACTCCTGCTGCTAGGGTTAGATGACGGAGCTTCTCTGGGTCTGCTACTGCCTCGACAGCTTTCTTAGAGTGCCACCGCAGTCTGATCCAGTTACTAGCAGAGACACGGCGCTGCCATACGTTCAGCGGCCCCATGAGCGTACGGGATGTACGGATCACGTCGCCCTGTAGCTCTGGCGTTGCGGCCCCAATGCGGAACCTCTGTGTGTCAAGGTGCAGTCCCCGCCACGTGTTCTTCAGGTCAGTGACGTACTGGTCACCGTGAAGAGCGCGTAGAGCATGCTCGTGCTCGTCGATGTATTTCTTGAAGGAATCAGCAGACTTAGCTGGGTTCTGTGACGCTGTGTCACTGAAGAACCTCTCGTTAATCATGCGCTTATTCTCCACGAGGGACTCGATCCGTACCTGCTCAGCGAGCTGGGGGTCCATGCGCTTAAGCTCTCTCATGTATGTCATGGTACGCTTACGCGGATTACCTGTCTTACCAATCTCCGTGAGGCTCTCTACCATCTTACCCGGCGTGAGCGTACCGAACTGCTCTAGCCTGTTCATGGCCGAGCGTGACGCAGCAGCACGATCAGCAAGGATGTTCCTGCCTTCCTTAGTAAAGTTAGTAGCAGCGAACTCAGCCATATCTCCTTCGCTGAACACAGACCTCAGTGACGTACTGTAGTTACGGAGGAACGTATGGTGCTTGGCAGCGGTGAAGCCCGTGCCACCTAGTACGCTGTCAGTGTACAAGGACATGAGTGCTTCTCGCACGTGCATCTGCCCACTTGGGTTAGAGTTCATCCATGGAGAGATGTGCTGTAGGAACTTGCTGCCGTTCCTGAGTGCGTTACCCATCTCCTTGAGTTCGATGTTGATGTACTGGCCATCACGGTTCTTAGCGAACAGAGGATTGGATGTAACAGCGGACTCGGCGTGCCGTAGGATGTCAGTGGTCTCATTGAGACGTTCCCACGTACCACGCAGAGCGGTGCCAGTGCCCTCGTCTACCGCGTTGCCGAAGTTGTCTAGTATCTTGCCGTTCTTCATCATGTCCTCGACTGTATCCAGCATCAGGCCCACCTCTGGGTCCTTGGTGCGCTCGTAGAGTGCGCGCAAGGAGTCCCGTGAACGACCAAGGTGCCCGATGTCGAGCGTATCGTTCGTGAGTCCTTCAATGATAGGGTACCCGTCCTCGTCTACCTGCTTGCGGAACACCTGTCCCAGCGTGCGGTCAGCCGCAGACGCATCCATACCTGTAAGGGAGCGCTCTATGCGTGCTTCCAGTTGCTTAGCCATACGGTTGAGCTTGGACGTGCGGGGGTTAGCTATGCTATAGATACTCTTCTGACGATCAGCCTGCCAGCCTATCTGTGACTGCCACTTGACTCCCCAGAACTCAGCGTGTGCCTTTCCGTTAGCTACGTAGGCAAGGTCATCGTCCAGCGTGTCTGCTACTCGTGCAGCAGAGTACTCCGCAGAGTCCGCAGCTAGCGGTACCCGCATCATCTTGCCGGGGATATGTGTGATCTCGTAGACGGGCTCAAGTGCTGGGCCACGGGTCCAAAGTACGTCACCGTCCCTCTCCGTGTACACACCGTCGTTCATCTTGATGCCGAAGCCTTCTTTCTCGAGCCGCGCTGCCATAGCCATGCTGTACTGCGAGAGCTGGTTGTCAGACACCCACCTGTAGTCTGAGGGTATGTCACCAAGGTCCTTCATCATGCGGTCCATCATGATAGCTGCACCACCGGGGAATGACTCGTCCTCTCCAACATACTTGATGGTGACGGTCTTCGCGCCGTGATCTACGCGCACGTCGGCACCTGAACCTACACCAGTGAGGTCGTTCTGGAAGCCCTGCTGTAGCTCATCTGTGGGCTTGCCAAGGCCCTTCATGTTTACCGAGTCGCTTCCTTGGTTCCACTTCCACGTGTATACCTCTACTGCACCATAGGTATCATTGTAGGAACCGACCTTAACACTTATGTCAGATGCGGCATCACCTTTGGCTGTGAGCTGTGACTCTACCTTGGCGGCAGTCTGGTGGGGCGAGGATACTACATTGGTAGGCAGACGGTTGTTGTGGATGTTGTCCACAGCGTCAGACAGGGCAGCACGGTTCGTGTCCCTGCGTATGTTGATCTTCGTCTGCTCTGCTGCTGTAAGCCTAGCCTCACGCCCCTTCTGTGTAGCGATCTCCTCGAGAGAGCCAGAGGCCTCTGCCTTCGTGGTGGTGAAGGGCTTATCGGTGAGCTTCTGTACTTCCTCAAGAGTGTCTGCTGCTTCGTCTAGGTTGCTGCGTACTTCCTGCTCCGCTGCTGCCGCTGCCTCATCATCCGTCATTCCTTTCTTACGGAACTGCTGTAGGTCTACATCAACGTCACTCTTCGTTGCTCTCTGTCCTGTCAGGCGGCCCAGCACACGGCTGAATGCCGTACCCGTAGCGGACTCACCGAAGTTGTCGGACTTGTCTAGCGCATCCGCAACGTCCTGTAGAGTAGTATCACCCCCGAGAGCCTCAGCGTCGAGCAAGCCCTCAAGTACGATGCCAGTGTTACGCCAGCCGAAGTCACCCACAAACTCAGCGATTGCTGGGTGCTTTGTTGCGAACCTGTTGGCCACCCTAGCAGCTCCGCCACCTGTAATCTGAGAGAGCGTGGCACCTGTCATGGCGAACAGCTCCTCGATGTCAGCTACACCACCTAGGTCTTGTGGTCTGAAGAACTCTGGATCAACCAGTACTCGCTTGACCTTACCATCCTCTGTGGGCACCAGAGCTTCAAGCTGTCCGATGTCCTCATTGTAATTGACGGGGTCTACACCCTTCGGCAATGTTATGCCAGCGTGTTCTAGGTTGTCTGCTGCTAGTGCGTACAGCATGCGTGCCTGAGTCTCAGAGCCATTGACCTTACGTGCCAGATTGAACTTCTCACTGAACGAGGTGATGCCGGACGTGGTGTCCAGCCCAAGAGATTCTTCTCGCTCAAGCACAGCGGCACGGCTACCCGGCTCTAGCTTGGGCAGCTCTTCGATGGTCTTAGGAATAGGGATATCACGTGCGGCAGCCATGCTAGCTATCGTAGGCTCAAAGCCCTCAGCACGTGCCCTCTGTGCCGTAGCGCTTCTCTGTGCAGCAGTCAGCCTAGAGGACTTGTGGGGTGTGGTGTCGAGGTTCTCGTCCATCCACCTAGTCTGGGCTAGCTGCTCCCTGTACGCTCCCATAGCACCGGGATACTGCTGGTTGAACGTAGCGAGAGCGCGTACACCACGGTCATAGGACGCGCCCAGCTTCTCCTTGCCCATAGTCTTCAGACGGTCAGCCAGCATAAAGGCTGTAGCTGCGTCACGGATGACCGGTGCAGGGTCTGAGCGATCTGGGTTTGCGAACTGATCTCGCATCCCTTGGGTGAACGGCACGTCTCCAGCAGGGTTGTCCTCGGTGGCCGGAGTGGGGTCGTTAGTAGGTACGTCCTGAAGTGGTTTCAACGGTGCACCCCTATCGGCCACAACGCTACGTCCGTACGGGGTGTTGCCCTGTACAGTCGATGCTCCGAATGGAACTCGTCTCTGCTGTCTGTCTAGTACGCCCACTATTCATTGCCTCCGGGTGTGATCCCGAGTATGTCATCTATTACTGCTGACGATTCAGCTTCGCTAAGTCCTTCTACACTAAGCGTCTGCTCTGGAGTCTGTAGTCCACCCTCTGGGCTGAACTGTGTGTCCACTACTTCATTGAAGACTGCTCTGTGGCTCTCGTCAAACTCAACACCAAGGTTGGTGAACAACGCATCTCTGCGAAGACGGTAGTTCTGGAGTAGCTTGCCACCGAAGTAGGTGTCTACCTCATCGTCTTCGATACCTTTAAGAGCCGACTTGTATGAGTCCAGTCTGTCTTCCAGATCATACGCGGAGTCTGCTGCGATAGTTACGAAGCGACGGAGTAGCTGCTGCGGGTTGGAGGTGTCACCAGCGATACGTGCCAGTGCTGCCTCGATATCCTTGTCCGACAGACCACGGTTGCTAGGCTCAGCGAGTCGTGCTGCCATGTACGCTAGCTCGAGAATCTGTGCCCTATGCTCCTGCGCCTCTGCGGACACGCCCTGTGCCCATACTGGCAGTTGGAACTGACTCCATAAACTATCCTCTGCGTCAGAGGCACGGCCCATCCACGAGTTCCAGCCAGAGTAGCCTTCACCGTTACGCCCAGCAAGACGACCAGTGGGGTCTGCCTTCATGTCGATAGCTGCTGCTGATCCTTTCTCCCTGCCCATAGGGATGAACGAGCCAATGACACCACGTATGTTACGGATGCCGTTGTCTACCCACGACACGAACCTGCCCGAGTTGCCCATTACGGCTTCGTCGATGCCTTCGTCTACGTAGTTCTTGACGGATGCAGTAACACGTTCGATCTTACGCATGGCCTGAGCGTTGGCCTGAACCATGGAACGAGTCTCGTCCACGTGGCCCTTGCCAAATGCTCTACGCATGCGCTGGTCTGCTGTCTCTTTGACGGTCCCCGCGTCGGGGTCTTCCAAGGTGAAGGTGTCACTGAATGCCTTGAAGTCTAGCTTTCCATTGTTGGAGTACTCTAGGCCATGTATCTTATTTCCAGTCTCTTCATCAATGCGGAATCCCAAGGTACCCGTGAGGGGATTACCTCCGTTCTCTCGGTCATATCCAGTCTTGATGGTGTCGTTCAGGTGGCGTAGGTCACGTTCCCGCTTCTCGTCCTGTAGCTTCTGGAACTGCATGCGCTCTTCCTGTAGCTTGGTGAGGGTGTCGAGAGAGGCAGCCTGTAGGTCAGGTGCCCCGGAGGCTTGGGCGATCTCAGCAGCACGTCGAGCCATACGCTCACGTACATCGAAATCATCTTCACCTTCCTGCTTCTGGAACCGCTCTTTGCCTAGCTCCGTGCGGATGGCTCTCCGAGAGTAGAGCGTGTTGAGATCAATGCCTGCTGCTTGCGCTGCATCCATATCCTCCATCGTGCTCGCCCCGGCAGCTACGTTCTTGAAGAAGCCCTTGAGCGAGCGCCCAGTCTCTTCCCCTTCAGTCCTGCCCGTTACGAGGTGATGTATACCGCCAGCAACAGCCCCTATGCCCCTACGGGCACCCATACCGAGGGCACGGAAGTTATCGCGCTGAGCGGAACGTGCCGCAGCGGCCATAGCGCGCTCGTCTGCGCCGCCGATGCCGATGTCTTCTAAGAATCCTTTGTCTGCTGCCATGATAACTCCTTAACCGAACAAGCCGCTGAAGAATCCAGCGTTTGCGTCTGCCATACCACCATACAATCCGCTGAGGGCCTGTGAGTGCATCCCACCGCCCTGAAGGAGCGACGACTGTAGTTCGAACGGAGAGCGTGCTGCCTGTAGACCGAAGTGGCCAAGTCCGAGCATGCCTTCGTTGGCCTGTAGTCCGAGACCGAAGCGCTGTGCTTGGAGGTCTTGGTCCATACCAAATAAGCCCTGTGCTGCGCCGAAGCGTTGCATGGCTGCGTTCTGATTCTGTTGTAGTGCACCGAGGCCCTGCCCGAATGCCTGTGCTTCTGCTCCGAAGCCTTGCTGCTGCTGCTGTAGCCCGAGGTTACTCAGGAACTGCGACTGCTGCATGCCTCGTCCAAACGATTCGTTCTGGAAGCCTTGGTCTGCTCGGTTCAGAGAGTCAAACACGTTGTCCACGATGCCTCCCTGCCCTGCCGTGGCGGTACCCGCGCCCAGTAGACCCTTGGAGTGCAGCATGTCCATCATGCCTACCTGTCTCCTCTGTGCTTCCGGTGCGAACGACTCCCGCATCATAGCGAGCTGCTGGTCACGAAGACCACTCACATCCTGTCCTGCTGCGATGTTAGCCTGCCCTTGGTTGAACAGGTTCTGTGCCTGCCCAGACGAGAGAGCGTTCATTGGGTCCATCTGCTGCGACAGTGCACTATTGAGTCCCCCCGCCGCCGCACCTAGTCCAAGCTGTCCCTGTGCCCCTGCGAGGAATGGGTTCGACTGCATGCCCATCAGGTTCATGCCTTGGCTCCCCAGCATTTGCTGCATGGCCATCATCTGGGGGTTCATCTGGAAGTTACCGTTAGCAGAGGTACCAAAGTTACCAGACAGGTTAGATGGTCCCTGCATACCCGGCATGTTATTGATGTCACTGATGCCGTCCTTGAACATGCCAATAGACTGGTTGCCTCCAAAGAGGCTACCAAGACCACTTAGGGCCATGCCCCAAGGTCCAGACATGAAGCCGCCGAGACCGCCCAACATGCCTGCGAGTCCCCCGCCTCCGTCTCCGAAGCCTCCGGCTACAGATTGTGCCATTCCTGTCCTACTCATCTATTTATCTCCTCAATCTTAGTCTCTACGATAGCTAAGCGCTCCGAGACGACTGCTTGTTTCTCTATCTGGATATCGAGCTTGCTGTCAATACTCTTGACTCGTTCCCTAGTTCCATTGAGGGCTTGGCGTGTGCCACCCCATGCTGCGGCAGCGGCTGCCACAGGTACTATCCATTGTACGTACTCGATCATAGTTCCTTATACCTCTGCGCTACACGTGATGTTATATGTACCTGATGCGACGATAGAAGCTCCGCCGCTGTCAAGAGAGAGTTCTACCAGTGTGGAGCATGTTCTAGCAGATAGTCCGCCAAACACATACGTGAACTGGATGTTAGTAGTATCTTCTGTAAGAGCATGCCACGTAGATCCATCAATGGCGTGTGACGTGGACGTTGCCGCGTAAGAGCCAGTATCCGTAAGCCGTACGTACACCGTACCGAACCCCGACTGAGGGGTAGTCCATGCGTGCGACTGCGTGTACGACACAGCATCGCCATCGTCTCCTTGCCACCTCTCTACGTATCCCTTAGTGGCACTGGACGACGGTGTCGTGAGTCCAATGATACCCCACTGGCCCGACCCGTCGGCAGGCGACGTGGAGACTTGGGTGATGGTGCCACCGTTTAGTTGGAATACCCTAGAAGTCTGTGGTGTCCAGATTAGCATTATGTCTCCAATCCACCCCATGCAACCCAGACGTTAGAGCCTATGTGCATGACGGTCACCGCAGCATACTGCGTTGCCCAAGTGTCTAGGCTGTTAGCTGTCTGCAATGTTGTAGTGGCGGATATAGTGACGTTACCAGTGGCCCCTGTCTTACGGAGTACGCACCAGAAGCCAGTCTTGAGGCTGTTGGGCAAGGTGATGGTAGTGGTGCTGGTGCTAGAGTAGTCGATCATCTTACCAAAGTCAGTCTCAGCAAGAGTGTCAGACGTGGTAGCTACCGTAGCAAAGCCCTCTGGAGTGAGTAGCTGCGACGCTAGGATCTCTTTGTTAGTACCCGGACCATCGCTGACGATGAGTGTATCAGCGTCCAGATCGACACCTGCTGTGGTGCCGAAGTCAGTAAGGGCTGTGATGTCGAGAGAAAGAGCCCCGTCCGTCAAGGCAACCGGGCACGTTGTGCTGGCTGCTTGGTCCGTCAGTTGTATATCGTCTGCGTTGGCCGTGATGCCGAAGCCGCCTACCACATCAAGGACTCCAGTGGTGAGCGTTAGGCCATCACCGGCTACCGTATCTACAAGCTGTAGATTAGTGCCGCTTATCTCAAGGCCGTTGGTCGGCGTAAGCTGGGCCACCATAGAACCAGCACCAGCCGAGAAGTCATAGCCCAGAAGGCGGTCAGCAGCAGGATCAGATAGGTTCCACAGCTCTCCGACGTGCCCAGCACCAGCGTTAGACCACTGGGTGACGTTGGCTGGTGTCATTACAGACTCTGTGTCCGAGCCTGCCTCGGCTTCTGCCTGAGAGGAGACCGAACCAGCGTCTAGTTTAGAGTTGAGTGCGGTTGTGATGCCGCTCAGTTCTGCGTCAATGTCAGCACCGAGGATGATCTTCTCTGCGTTACCAGAGGTGAGTCCATCTTTGACGCTGTAGTCATTGATCTGCGTGTATGTCAGTGAGTATGTCCAAGCCATTAGGTTGCGAGCCTCCCTACTTTAGCGAATAGGTTAATCTGTTGAAGGGAGAACTCTCCCGATGATGTATCCAGTCTGATCCCCACTTGGATGTACTGTCCGCTGCCCCCGAGGGGTGCGTCCATAGTGTTGAGCGTTGTTGCTGCTCCCGACCACTCTGATACGTCTGTGCCAGCTACGAGTGCAGCGTTAGTGGCATCGAACACCCCGTTACTTCCCCACTCAGCGAGTCCCCACTGGGCACTACCGCCACCAGTTGCTGTCTTCTGTAGCGTCTGGTCTGCGAGTCCGAAGTCGTATGCGATCTTATGCGTGGCCACAATAGTCTCAGTGATAAACACGAAGGAGGTCATGCGCTTAACGATCTTGATGTAGTTGTTCATCTCTTGGCCAAGATCCATCCAGCTAGACTCGTAGTCCACAGCGAACGACGTGCCGTTGTCGGAGTTGGTCTGGTACGTGAAGATGTCCCCTGTGCTGTCTGTCAGGGAGCCGTACATGTTGTTAGCGTTAATCATCCACGCCGCAGTCTGTAGCTCACCGGACCACGTGGATACACGGAACGAGCCATCCTCCATAGGTGCACGGGTGTCGAAGCAGAGCTGCGTGTTGGACGCGGGGAAGATGGCCAGCACGAAGGAGTCAACAGGATCGTACACCAGTGTGATGTCGTCCTTGTTTGTCTCCGCTGTCGTGAGGCTTACTACCTGTGACTGTACGTTGCGGCTGAAGTTGCCTACAGGAGTAGACTTCTGTACCAGCTCTCTCTTGAGGCCCACGATGCCAGAGCGTGTGAGGACCCAGAGGTCTCCAGCAGCACGGCAGACAGCGAACTGTGATATCGCACCAACACCAGGGATGGTGTCAGATACGTAGAGAGTGGTGGGGTCCATGCCCAGCTCAGAGGCAGCACCATCTGTTATGATGACGGTGTCTCGCGTACCGAATACTACAAGATCGCCACCGAACTCTTCAATCGCCACCACGGAGTCTTGGCCGGAGGGCCATACCTTACTGAAGTCAATGCTTCCTCCTCCGTTAGCCACGTCCCATCTGGTCTCATCCAGTAGAGCGGAATACCGTACAGTCTTCCCATCCGTATCCACACCCCAAAGGCGGCCATACGCTGAAGTACCGATCCCAGAGGTAGGCGCAGTACCACTAGCGATTGTGATGTCGAGGAAATTGCCGGTGCCAGTCTTGACCGCCGGGGCTCCACCAGTGCCGATACCAAAGGCAATGCACTTGTCGTTGAAGTTAACGAACTTGATATTTCCGTCAGTAGGGGCAAGTAATCCAGTTCTGTCCGTCGTGTCTTCATAGAGCGTTACCCCGCTTGCGCCATCGTCGTGCGCTGAGATTGTGTACGCAGTAGACGACGCAGAGCGATACTCGAAGATGCGCTTGACCACGTCCGTGCTTGCGGTGTCGTGGATAGTAGTCCACCCCTTGCGCGCAGTAGGGCGGCCACTAGCGTCGAACACTATGTTGTCAAGTACAGTAGCCCACTCCGGCCCCATGATACCACCAGAGTTCTCGAGGTTCAGACCTCGGAACGCAGGGGCCACTAGGCTAATCGGCAATAGCTGTGTCTGTTCTTGTAGAGATGGTTGGATTGGCATTAAAGGTTCTCGTTGTTAGTGAAGGCCTTAGTTTCCCAAGTCTTCATAACCTGCATGTCGAGTTCTATGGCTGCTGCGATGGCATCCTGTGAGCGCTGCCAAGCGTTGGATGCGTTACGTGGTCCCATCACCTCTCCACGCTCTTCGAGGGCGTAGAACAGGGCACGTAGCTCAACGGGACGACGGGGCAGTATCACCTCAGTGCTGCTGTCCGTGTCATCCGTAGTGGCTAGGTCTGCTTGAGGTACGTACCACCAAGTCTCCCACGTCCGTGCTGTGTCGGCACCGTGCAGTAGCTCGATGCTGAAGCCTCGGCCATCTGCGTCGGATACGACAGCAAAGGAACCGGGCTTGTCCACAGTCTGGATACCGTTGGGGTCTAGGTCACGCTTACGGATGAGCTGGTCATAGGGGATGTCCCAGAGCTGACCATTCTCACCTGACGTGGTGTCGAACGCCATGGGCAGACGCTGGTTAGCGCCATACCGCAGGAGGTACGACCTGTCGTTGGTCTCTGTGATGTCGTACGTTGTAGTACCATCAGAGAGGATCGTGTCCGTGACCTGAGTGACGTACGCTGACCAGTTGTGGCCAGTATCCTCCATGTCTGCCTTAGCGTCGTTGATGAACTGTGCTAGCAGCTTGGCGTAATTCGACTCAGTAGGGGTAGCGACAGTAGACTCACGTAGCCGTGTCAGGATCGAGTTAATGAGGGTTAGCTGAGTTGCCATAGAAGGCTCTCCTTATCGGATGTGGCGGTCTTTGCCTACCGGATCGCGCTCTTCGCGCTCACCAAGAGGTACCTTTGGTACGGGCTTGGCGGTGTCCTTAGCTTTGCTCTTGAAGACCTTGTACGCTACTACGAATCCTACGAATAGTACGAACGGGATTGCAATTTCAAATGCTGTCATTTCCATGATTGACTCCTTATGCTGATCTGTTTGCGGAGAGAGTGAGTGATCCACTTGAGCCGATCAGGCTTCCACCTGAAGCGGCATCGTAAAAGTTAAAGGTTAGTGTGCAGGTTACTGGCCCACCCACTAAGGAGGTGTCCACTACCTCGAAGTACGGGGAAGTGTCACACCGTATCCTACCGCTACCGGGGTCGTTGCTGTTCAGCGAGCCAGAGGATATGACGCGCTGTACCCAGACCTCGTCTGAGCTGCCTACGTCGAGCCATGTGCCACGACTTACGGTGTACGATCCTGCGAAGGTGCAGGACTCTTCTTGGTACGGTAGGCCACCGTTAAAGGCGACTCCTGCGTAGCACGCTGTGCCCACTCCACCGTTGTCTCTAGTGACTCCCGATGAGGATGGGGATACCTGTGGAGGTCCTGCCCATATCGTCTTCCACGTGCCTCCGACGTTGATCTGAATTCTGTCAGGAATCTTCCACACACCGCCTACGTTGATCTGCACGCCACTGTTAGAGATGGTCTTCCACACGCCACCTACGTTTATCTGCAAAGCCATTACGTGTATGTGAACCAGATGTCGCCAGACACCCCTGCGGATGCTGAGCTTGTTGAGAACGTGATGCCGCCAGCCTGATCCGCGTTGTACGAACTGGACTGGTGGTACAGGTAGTTGCCATGCGAGGTCTTCGTGATGTCTCCGGTCGAGTCGATGGTGACTGTCTCGATACCAGAGATCGTCGTCGCGCCGTCACCAACGATGGTGCCGTTAGCAGCAAACGTGCCGTTAGCAGTAAACGTGCCGTCAACTCGAAGCTCACCGGGCGTGTAGATACCCGACGTGAAGTCGGCGTTCTGGTTCAGACGTATGTACGTGTCGTTACCGTCGATTACTTCCTTACCGTCGATGTGCAGCATGTTCGCTGACAGACGTGAGGCACCAGCCGCCGGGGCTGTGTCTGCGCCTGTAGTCTCTATGTATCCAGTAGCATCAACTATGCCCGGAAAGTACGAGTCGCCTGCTGCATTACAGATAGTTGCGGTCTTACGCCCCGCCCAAACCGATGCCCAGTTGTCTGGCGACGAGTTGACCTGAAGTCCATTCTCAGCGTTGACGTACACATTTTCGCCTGTCTGACCAGTAGCGTAGGCATGAGACTCGCCAGCGTTAATGACTAGGTAGTTGCCATTCTTAGTTCTCAGTTCGTCAGCGATTGAAATGGTCATCGACGTTGCTGTTCCGTTCAGGGTTCCTGTCAGGGTTCCGCCAGTAAGCGGGAGGTGTCCCACCTGACTGTAGGCGTATGCCGTGTCGTGGTTGGCGATGTCAGTGGTTGACCAGTACGATCCGTTAATGGCAATCTGCGAGACACCGTCGAACGCGAAGTAGCCGTTGTAGTACCGCAAACGACCACCGAAGTCCGTCGCACCTGTCCCATCGAGCGAGAAGTCGATGTACACAGCAGTTGGTCCGTGCATCTCCAAATAGGACGAACCGTCAGTTGACCTGAAGGTTCCACCGCGAGAGCCCGTACCTATGGAGTTAATCAGCCCTCCTGCCGTTATCGTGCCGGTGAACGACGGGCTTGCCAGTGGTGCCTTGAGAGCGAGTGCAGCAGTAGTAGCTGCATCGTCAGCGTACCCACCAGAGGCATGATCGCCCCAACCGTAAGCTGTGTCCCAGTTGGAGATGTTCAGGTTACTGCCGGTGACAGCTCCCGTCACACTGAGACTACCTGTGCAGGCAGTTGTGGCGTTGAGTGTCAGAGTACCGGGAGTAGTTCCTACGCGAGTACAGGTGATGACCTCGGTGGCCACAGAAGAGGGTGCTGCATCAGTGGCTGTAGCCAGCTTGATTGTGCCTATCTCATTCTTGATGAGCCAGTTGTCTTCGTTAGACGATGCGGTCAGGTCTTGATAGATCACGTACTGTTGTGGGGAAGTGGCTGTCAAGTACCCCTCAGTCGAATGGTCGCCCCAACCGTATGCGGTATCCCAGTTGGAGACGTTGAGGTTACTGCCAGTGACCGCACCTGTGACTGCAAGAGCGCTAGAGATGCTGGCCGCCCCGTCAGGGTCTAGCTCAAGCTGTGCGCCAGAGGCACCGGCTGCGGTAGTGGTGACTAGCTGGGTCAGACCGCCACGGATGTAGTTGCCCACCTCCATAGTGGACCCCCAGTAGAAGCCTAGCTGACCATTGTAGTTGCTGCCAGACTTCATGGCAATATATCCAGAGGTCGTGTCAGCCTTTACTGCCGGGGTGCTAGTTAGCTGGTCGGTAGGAGCCTGAATGGTCACGAAGCCACCGCCACGAATATCTATTCCGTACTCACTGGCCGCTGTTGCGTCGTCAGATTCGATCTGAAGGTAGGATTCAGTCGGGTGGACGTAGATCGTCCAGTCATTAGCAAAGGCTGAGGGGTCATCGAGGACAACCCCATTGTCAAACGTGGTCGCTCCCGTAACCGTCCCACCCGTGAGGGGCAGGTACGCCGAGAGGTCTGTGGTGTCAGCCTTGAGATCAAGTGCCGACTGTAGATCAGTCTGGTCAGCGAGAGTACCAGTGACCGTTCCCCAAGCAACGCTACCTGCGGCAGCTACTGGGTAGTTAACTGGTTTGTATCGCCTTACTGCCATAACTGATCCTTAAAAGAAGTGGGGTAGGATTTCGCCTACCCCGAGATAGTTTTAGATTACTTCGTAAGGTACAACTTTGACACGGACGGTGGTTGACGCGAGGTCAATGGCACCTGCCGTAGCATTAGCCAGAAGCACCGTACAGGTGTTGGCTGCTGTAACATTACAAGTAACGATGAGGTCCGTAACGTCAACCCCCAGCGAACAGAGAGCGAAGTCGCCCATCCGTGCACCAGGAACCGTGACATCAAGGGCAACTTCTGCGCCAGCCGCGAGGCTTGCGAAGTCGTTGGTAACCTCAGCGGTAAATCCTGAAAGTCTGCTCATGTTAATTCCTCCTGAGTGAAGGGAAGGGGGCCACTAGGACCCCCACCCATATTACGCAGCCGGAACCATCAGCACAACGCCAGCTTCTGGACGGGGCGTACCCAGACCATAGATGGTGTCAGCCGTGAACAGGTCAGCCAAGAACTCCTGCTTGTACTGCGTCTGCGTACGTGGAGCCATCTGCTCAGCGACGACCATAGCCTCGCGTTGGAGCAGAAGACATGCACGATACGAGGTGCAGTCAGAAGAGTCCACTGTGGCCACGTTCGTCGAGACGTATACGGGGATACCGTAGATGTCACCGATGAGACCGTTGCGGATCGTGTTGCTGGAGCCACTCTCACCGACGAATGCCTGCTCGGTGAAGCGAGACAGACCCATCAGGCGACGTTTCTCAACAGGCGGTACGATCAAAGCACGTTGCCGTGCAGGGACGTTAGCGTCGTCGAGAGACTGAATGGCACGACGGATACCAGCGTCAGTCAGAGCAGAACCGTTACCGGAACCAGTCTGTACCCACGTGGTGCTACCGTCGCCACCGATAACAGCTTTGCTGTACGTAGCACCGGCAGTCGTGTCGCCAGCAGCCAGCTTAGCAGCCTCGGTGTGGATGGCGCTATCAAGAGAGATAGCATGTGCGTAACCAGCGTCATCCGTGTAGAACGAACGCATGGAGTCCAGAGCCTGAATCTTGACAATGTCTTCGATCAAGCGCGAGTACTCAAGGTGCTGGTTAATAGTGAGATCGAACACGCCAGCCGTTTCGACCTGAACGGTGACAGCCGTGCCGGAAGCAACAGCAGTCGTCGAGCCGCGAGACGGTTTCGGAATGTGGATCGTATCGCCCTTCTCACCGGAGAACGGCAGCGATTGGATGAGCGGTACCATAACCGTGTTAGCCTTGTATACAGCGATCACTTCGTCCGACCACAACTCTTTGATAAAGTTGGCGGCGGTAAGGACCGATGTAGGATTGGCTACATGGTTAGGGGTGCCATCGGTATAAAATTCATTAGCCATGATTTATATTACCTCTTGCGTGGTGGTGTTGTAGTTAGTTAATCACGGACATTGCCTGAAGCCAAAGCCCTACGATAACCGGCAGCATTACGCTTAACCCATTCCTCGGCATCTAAATCACCTTGCTTAGAGCGAGTGAGCTTAGCGACGTACTCCTGTCTGGAGAACCTCGGTGGCTCAGTCACCATTTCACCGCTCGACTGAACGAGTTCGGCTTGCTCGATGCTTTGCTGCTGTTGGACTAGGGACATACCTTTTTCGGCCTTGTAGAGACGGAACAGTGCATCCGCAGCGCTAAAGTCGTATTCGTTCCCTCGAGTCCAAAGATTGACTCGGGTGGGATCATCAACGACCCAATTCTGGAACTCAGGCTGTGAGGCCAGTTGCTCGTAGTCTGGGTGGCGTTCACGGAAGGCGTTAGCTTCACGGTCACGAGCATCCGACTCGTATTGCTTCTGTATATTCCTCGCTTCCTGAATTGCAGGGTGCGCGTCAACCGCACGTTGTAGTGCGGCATTTGGGTCCTCGTAGAGATCGTCAACAGTGATTGGCTGGTAACTCTCTTGAGGCGATGGCTCTTCGTTGGGTGTAGGGTCCTTCACAATGAAATCATCAATGAGCTTACGTTGCTGTCCAAGCGTCTGAGCCTGTCGGCTGTTTAGCTTTTCCAGCTCCTTGTAGCGCGTCTCCCAATCAGTAGATGGTGTAGCGTCAGGAACAAACTGGCCCGTCGCCGGGTCCCTTGGTTGCTCTTGCCGCGCCTCCTGCTGTTGCGCTGCGTCATTAATGTTCGCTGAGAGGGGGTCCCCTCCTCGGTTCGGATCGGCGCAAGTTTTACCGTAGTGGGTGAATCCGCTGCGGGCCACGGCTGGAACCAGACATTAGAGGCGG